AGGAATGCTTCCTGGTGGTGGTGTAGCATACATAAGAATTATGGATAAATTAACAAATATCGAATGCGAAAATGATGATCAGCTGCATGGTATAAAAATTGTATTAAAGCTTAGGACGCCCACTCGACTGCTTGCAGTTCTAAAACTTTCAAAAATAACAAAAATACAAACGATAAATAACTTGTTAAAAGTAGGAATAAGAAATATGTTTAGAAGGGATAGGTGGATGAGTTAACAGGAAGGGAGTTAACACTGGGAGAATCAATTGAGCTTAATTAATTATAAAAGATATTAACCACACCAGCTTAAGTTGATTATAAGTAATAGAGAAATGATCGAAAGGAGTTGATTGATATAAAATATAATATATCTAAGTAACTTAGATAATCTCCTCCTTCAGCTTGTGATATTGGACCCTATTCATAGGGACTTGTATTACTTTCGTCCAGAGATGGAGATTGTTTCTTTGATGCTATTGCAACATTTGCTAAGTATGATGATAAGACATCATTAGACGAGTGTTATGCATAGTATAAGTAATTGTGTAGCAAAGATGGTATTCAAATAAAATTAGTTGAGAAGATTTGTAACGATTTGAATATCCATATATTTGAATTAGGTTAGTTGTATGCTACATTTGAACACACTAAATTGTCCATGATTAAAACTAAGTATTATAAAGGCAAATTTGTGTTTCCATGCATTGTGTTCACACAAACAAGTAAAGCCATTGGGCATGCAGGTGTCATTTTGGAAAGTGGAAAAGGTAGGAGTAAATTTAAAACCACTGCCTTTTTAAAAGCATTGATATAAGATTTTAATGCTGACATTCCTTTATAACATAAGCAGATACCTGTTAGTAATAAAAATGTTGTCAAGAATGATGGTTCATGGAATATTGTATAAGATAAGAAAACTACTAGCAAAGAAAAACGTTAATTAAAATAAAAATAATATTTTAAATAAAAATAATAATAAAATTAACAAAGTGCTGGTAAATAAGATAATGTCTAAGCCAAAGGGAAGTCAATTTTTGACATACCCCACTTACCTTCCCGTTTGGATGTAACATAGTAAGACATTATAGATGAGGGAATTACTGAATAGTAATTGCGTGATTATGAATAAGAATGTTTGTTCTTTCCAAATTAATAATACAAAGTTTATAATCATCCCGTTAATGTAGCCAGAAGTAAAAGAGATTTAGAATCTATTAGAGTCGTTAATGGCTAAGTTATTGTTGAGTAACCAAAAAAGAAACCCAACAAGGTTTTGAGATTAAAAGAAAACAATTTGGAATTAGTACTTTCTCGTGGTTATTCAAAAGCTGCTATATTTAGATATAAAGAAAACTTAAAAGATATAATATGGCACTATAACCCTGATTATTAACTTTATCATGATTTACCAGAAAATTCTGAGTCAGATAAGTTTGTTGCCTCAGCATGTTTCCAAATAATGAAAGATAGTATGATATTTTTGAATAAAATTGTACCATAATCATAGTATCAAGTGCAGTGCTATTCATTTTTGGATAAATAGTTGTCATTCTTCCATGAAGAGAAGAAACCTGCAATGAAGAAGGTGTATAGATAAATTCCCAAATTTTAGTAAATTTCATTGAAAGGAGTAAAAGGTAGCAAAGTTAACATACAGGGAGCTACTCCAAAACTTATCTTCAACGGAGCTATGCCCCAAAATAGAAATCTGTTGTTGAAGATGTATGTTGCATAAGTCTCAGGATTATAAGATAAAACATATCAGAATAGTGATAAACATGTTTTTAAAATGAATGTCGGATCCGCATAGGTTCATATGAACTTATTGGGTCGCATGCCAAGATAGATGGCTGATTATGTGGCCACTTAGGGAATGGACATAAGCAAAGACATGATGTAAAATAGTATAGTATCACTTTCTGGATCACCAGGATTGGATAATTGTTATAATATGTTATATAGATAATAAATTTAAAATACGATTGATCTTGTGTATAGTCAACCAAGAGAAAAACATGTTATAGTAATATCTTAAGATAATCATAGAATTGGTGAGATGTTATTTGATCACTTTCACAACAATGTAGTACATGCATTTAGTGATAAGCACTTTCAGAGGTTTAGAGATAGTCTTCGAAAGAACTTATAGTCACTAGATGATACCGTTAAGGATTGTGATAAGCAAATTAGTGATATCTAGAATAGATTGATAAATCATGAGGGTCCATGCTAATTTGGTTATGCATCATATAATGATGAGGTAGTTCATTATCTCACTATCAAAAGAAATGAATACTATAATGTATACTAACAATATTATATGGATGTTGATGGTGATCTGACAGACTTATAACGAATATTAAGATTATAAGTATAATAAATTTTTAATATTGATTCGACTGAGTAGCAATTTTTTGATTCGTTATAATAATTATAAGACGAATGGCTAGATCAGTACGGAAGTACAGTCGGATTATAAGATTTATGTAGGTATTAAGTTGAGATACATTCTCAAATTGATTTAGGTAAGCCCAAAACAAAAGGTAATTCCAATAACATAATGTATGGAGAGTTTGTAACAACATTTGTTAATAGAGTTAACATGTTACATGAAGATGGAATTCACTAATATTTAATGGCGACTAATCATGATTAATACACCCTGGATAGCATTAATAATAAAAATGCATTTGTTAGGACTGTTGGTAATAATTTCTTTCCAACTCCAGGTAAATACTTAATGCCATGTGGTGAGGGTTCATTCTAAATATCATATTTAGGTACAGGATATGGACAAGTTAGAATTGAGAAGGCTTCATAAGGATAGACATAAACTAGAAAACTTGTTCATTTCTGTAATCCTTAAATGGAGTTAAATTTAGGATGGATGACTGTGTTTGGAGATTGTAGAAGGTTGTCGTAGATTGAGATGATTGATCTATGTTTTAGACCTTATGTAACATATAAATCTATACAATCTACTTACATTATGAGTTTCTTTGATAACGAATTATAATCGAAAACATCCGTTCAAGCGGGAACCAAGTTTTTCAAAGATACTTAAATGACACCACAAGATTTCAAGAAACTGATATCTAATTTCACGATTAAAAATTCATTAGCCAATTATGAGCCAATAGAAATGAAAATTAGACATACAGTTTTTGGTATGATAGAGCATAATGAAGGTATGTAGTATGTATAAACTATAGGTAGATATATTCCATTATGCAATAGTAAACATAGGACGTATTCATGTGTTTAAGATGTTCATGCCAGTAAGTGGGACATGTTTTGGGATCGATTTCTATGGGATAAACCTAGAATTGAAACAATTAGAAGATGTACTGGACCCTCCCAAATGAATATGTGTCTCGCAGGAGTTGAAACAAAACAACTGATTGATGATATTGATTTTAATCATATTGATCGTAATGATAAGGAATAAATAGATTAGTTGCTAAAATCTTATTCGGATAAACACAAAATTGCTAGAACAAAGTTACAAAGATAACAAGATGCAATTAAAGAGTTTCCATTGCAAGAATATTATTTTGCTAAAATGCCCGATTTTGAGATTTTGAGGAATCCTTGTGAATATGTGATTAAAAATATGAATGATCATCTAGACCAAGTTGCATTAATGGAATAGTGGATGGAGAATTATCCATAACCAATGTACGAAACAAAACAAGGTTTAGTTCCATTTCATGAATTAGAGAATGTTCATAAGCAATATACTTAATCAGGTTGGAGTGTAGTTAAATAGGGACAGTAAACAAAAGAGTTTGAATGGAGCAGTAAGATACTACAAAATAGCATATCAGCTCTATGTAGGTAATTGTCTGGAAGGGTACTCTATGATGATAACCATGTGAAGTAATTTAAACATTTTGCATATGGTTTTATCAGTGAGTTGGTTTAGAAGATCTTTTCTTAAGATCTTTCTCAGTTAGACGACTTTGATTTGTTGGCTTACACAAATAAAGATAATTGGGCATAATCAAAGTAACACACATACAGATTGAATATATATTAACAACTTAAAGCCACTTAAAAATAGGACTATAAAGGATCAAGTGTACTAATGGTGAAGAGTGGTGAAGTGTACACTTCCGATAGTGACTTTAATGTGAGAAGGGGATATCTGTATGATTAAGAGTCTAGACCCAGAGCAGTAATGAATCCTAGTAAATATAAAGTCGGTTTAATGGCTGCAATATAAAGTGCATTCTGGGGTTATATTAAGACTGCTTGTCCAGGTTTTGTATAAGGTTTGACCAAATAGTAATAGATAGAACTAATACAAAACAATATTTCTGAAAATTGGGTTAGTATATCTATGGACGGATCTGCGTTTGACTCATCCCAATATGAGAAATTGTAGAAATATGTGGATAATGAATTCTGGATATAAATAAAACCATTAATAAGGAGAATTATATCGAATAGCGTAAATTCAGGATTAGTATAGAATGTTGAGGTTGTATTAGAAAATCTTATGGACTCCCTTTTGAACACTAAAAATCTAGTTTTTACTAGATTGCCAGGTGTCAACGGTAGTCCTTGGCCTAAATATGTAACTCAATAATTTTATAGAGACCATTCGAGAGAGGAAAATCCATGGTGTAACTATGTTTATACTGAAGTCACCGGGACAACCTTCTCTGGTTTATCCACTAGAACAACGTTAGGAAACACACTACGGTCATTATGTTATACATATTATTATGCTGAATAGTGTGGTATTGGAAGACATGAAAATAAAATGTTTGTGATGGCTTCTGGTGATGACGTTGTTTTATTTTGTGAACCTGATATAAAGGATGTATTAGTTTAATCGATCATGTCGTTGACTTCTAGAACAAAAGATGATTAAACTGGTATTGGTTTGGGTCAATGTTTGAAAACATGTAATATTGGTAAATTTTATGATATTGACTTTTGTTCGAAGGTATTTTATACACCAGATGGTTCACTGTCACAGCTCACTTACAGTCGAGATTTATATAAAATTCTCACTCAAAAGTAATTTTACATGAAGAATAATAAAGAGCTGTTGTCTAATCCCTACATACATAGATAAGCAATATTAGAAGGGCTTAGATCTGAAAAGATTTCACATCTTGTTGAAGATCTGTTGGAATTATAATGTGATAAAGTCAAGCATTATAGAACAGATATAAATTAAATTTAATAGTCAATATGGGTTAAGTATGCACTAAAAGAAATTGGAACTGGATACTACATGGAAGATATTACAAATGATAAGCTATAAATAGACATAGTAGATTTGTTAACCATATAGGATTAAAACACTCTCTATTTAAGAGGTACTTAACCTAAATAATAGTATTAAAAAATAAAAATAATAAAATATTCTATATAAATGAATAAGAAATAAAATGATACTAAAAACTCTAAAAAGAGTGGCCAGAAATAAAACTTGAAAATGATTAGTAGGTCATCTCCATATTTTAAGACTATTAATACTGTTAGCGATGATAACTCAGCATTCCGAAAGAAGAGGATTGAAAAGATGGAGAAATAAGCTTAGTTACATCAAGAGGGAAGAAATGCTAGAATGTTGTAACCAACTGGGCAACAGATTTTATCTGCCTGGGATACATTTTAACTCGCAAAGCATTTCCCTGGTTAAATATAAACACCATATGTGGCAGGCATGAACATATCACCTAATCCAACTGCTACATTTAGGCATAACGTTCATTTTGATTCAGCATATTCATCATAGAATGGATTGACTAATATGGGTACAAAACCATATTTGGTTATATTCCATTGTCCAGTTCTCTCAGCATATAAAAATCCAGCAGGATGGAGAATGTCAGGACTTGTATTATAGAATGCTGATAGTGACACAGAAACCATTGATTTTGGAAGATTTTCATCTACTGCTTATAGCCCTACTATGCATTCGGTATATGGTGGTGATGCTACATATTTTTCACAATCTGGTTTTGTATTTGCCGCTAGAGCTGATTTGAACCTAGAAGGTCCAGCTATATAATCCAATGGTGTGATATATAAAGGATCCATTACATTAGGTAATATGGGTAATGGATCTATTACTATCAATGATCTAATGTAGATATCACAACTCTCGAAAAATAATAATAGGAAGATCAGACTTACATCAGCTGTTGTAAATAATTAGGTAGCTTATACAGCAGATACCTCATCATGGTCAACAGGTGTGGGTTTGAGGCCTCCTAATGAATTAGATAGCGAAATTGTTGAGTTCGTGATTATACATAGACCTTTTGTAGGTGTTAATACTGGGACTGATTCAATATATTCTCTTAATGGGATTATGTCTGCAAATTTGTACTTCAGACCTAAATTAACATCACCTTTGGCATATTCCATTTTCAATGATTGTAATTCAAAAATAAATAAAGAAGGAATACCTCATGAAACTGATTACAACCCTGAACATGGATCATACTCATTTAAAGGGTATGAGTGGGCAAAAAGAAAAGTTTTACCACTTTTGTCAAAGACAGTTGGTATGAGATCTCCTGCATTGGGTGCATTAATAGATGTTGCATCATCACTCTTTAGTAAAAATAGTGAGGAGGTTTTAATCAGAATGGAAGATATAAAAAGAATGTCAAGATAATTACGTGATTTCCAGTCTGATTTTTAAAATATCAATTTTATTAAAGATCATATCCAGTCAATAATATAAATGAATAATGACTTTATTGATAGTCATGTTGGACAGGATATAGTGGATTTTGATTAATATAGTAATTGGAAGGGCTAAACGCTCAATCAAAATTCATAAAAATGTAAATCATAGGTCACAAAGTGTGACTATGATGCTGAATCTGTGTTCTCCGAAATGCAATAAGTGCAGGATTCAGATATTAAACCACCGAACCAATATGAAACACCACATTTGTCAGAAACTTTTGTAAATACATTACAGGGTATGATAAATGGTGGTTTTAATAAATAATAATTGTTGGTTCGATAAGGCGTGGAATAGAATCCTGGGCCTTAATTTCTTGAATTATCTGAAGATTCATAACCGATATTAGGTAGATGATCTATTGATAATTGAACTATTAGTTCAACCCTTTTTCGATGTTTTTTGAAAACATTTGTTCCTTTCGGACTCATATATGTAGCTCTTGAGTTGCAACTGTCGTTCTAGAACGACCCACCCAGATTATAGTGCTAACACAGTGTTAGGCTTGGGTCCCAAATAAGAAACGTTTTGGGCAGCACCAC